CTCACTTTTGACAGAAACCTCTTGTACAAATAGCGCATGACCCTCTCACGGCGCTCGTCGGAAAACGGCGCGCCAAGGCACTTGGCTTTTGACAACTGCGCTCTCAAGGAATCCTCGAGCTCGCTAACAGTACCGCCAGGAATAACATACCTGGGCATTTCTAGGTCAAATTTCCGACACTTCTCAATTTGCTCCTCGGAGATAATCTTGCGCTTCTTCCCAGGGTTGTGAGAACCCGAGAATGTTCCGACATGGCGAGCCATGACGTCTCCAGTGGCATTGTTGGTGACCAGAGTAGTAGGGTTCGGATAGAACTCCACATCTGAAGACGACATGTACTGTCTATACGTTTCGAAAGCTGCTGATGCAAGGAGCGCGGCAGGAGTCCATCCAGCCAAATTCCATTTCGAAGGGTCTCTCTCCTCGATGAGGTCCTCTGCGCTGACTCGGCCAACTGGAATGTCCTCATTGTACTTAGGCACGGCGGTGCCGGGTGCTCCAAACCTTCCGTTCTTATCGTCTCTCAGAGGAGGCATCACAAGCTCTGGCAAATCCACGTTGGCGTCATCCAACACCAAATCTGGGATCACAGAGGACTCCTCGTCTTCTGAATCTGAATCATTTCCGGTAGGATCTTCGTCCGGCTGTGCCTGTGGTCCTAGGACCTGAGGCGGACCCGTTGGGCTCGGCAGGCCTGGAGGAGGAACGAAGTTAGACTCTTCTTCCTGACGGACTTCTTCTGCAATAGTAGGTAAAAGCTCCTGTGGTTCGTCTGCTGGCGCAGACTCTACCGGGAGCGGTTCGTCATCTCTGAATTGAGGAGGCGTAAGGCCCCAGACTGGGTCGTACAACGGATTACTCTTCATAGCATCTGGAACGAAGTCGTACTTGTTCCTTTCATCCATACATCGGACTAAGCGCTTGACTAAGAAGTCGTGAAAGCCATTAAGTTCCGCTGGAACTTGTCCCGTGCTGTAAAGCTCTGGGCCAAAGGCTTCCTCGACAAGTGCAAACGCGCTTTCCAGGGCCTTGTCTGCTGCCTCCACAAGTTGCGTCAGCCGAATCTTCTTCTCTTCTGCGGCTTGCGCCATAATAGCCTTAACGAGCGCAGGTTCAAAACTGTCTCCCGCTTTCAGCTCTCGAAGAAAC